GACCAGTCTTACCAGCACCTGCAGCTGCTTGAAGAGTATCTGTAATTGCAGAGGATCCTTCGTTATTAACAATTTGACTTGCCAGTTTAGGAAGAACCTTTCCAAGAATACCAGAGTTCTGTGTATAGTTTGGATTGTCAGAATAATTTACATTTGCTGGTACAGGTAAAATCACTGTACCATGTGGTGCTGCATTAATCTTTGTCTTGGATTGTGTATTACCAAGAAAACTAGTAGCACTAACTACATCATTAGATACACCTGACTCACTCTCTACTGCTTTCTGAACAATATCTTCTGCTGTTCCAGTAGTTGTAAAACTAATCTGAGATACCTTTACAAATTCTACAATATCAATCTGCATATAATCATATCCGCCACCTGAAGGCCACTGCAAATCGCCGACAAGTCTATTTTTACTACCCAGCAACCTTCTAGTATTACTGCTAAGTAATGCTAGAGCGTCTGGTATAGGGTACTGCTTCGATGCCATAAATATTTTTATGCGATCTATTCCTATAGCTATATATGAACACTTTGAAGGGTAGATATATTCCGAGGAACATTCGGAAGTATAGAGGAGACTACAAGAACATCATTTATCGTTCTTCATGGGAACTTAAGTTCATGAAATACTGTGATTTAAATGACAGTATTCTTGAATGGGGTAGTGAAGAAGTTGTGATTCCATATAGATCTCCGCTAGATAACAGAATTCACAGATACTTTGTTGACTTCTATATTAAGGTAGAAGACATGAACGGTAACATCAAGAAGTATTTGATTGAAGTCAAACCCAAAAGACAAACTGCTCCTCCACCAAAACCAAAGAGACAAACTAAAAGATACATCAGTGAAGTCACTGAGTATGCAAAGAATCAGGCTAAATGGAAAGCCGCAACTGAATTCTGTGAAGACAGACAGTGGAGTTTTATGATAATTACCGAAGACGAACTTAAGGTATGAGTATATTCTCACTAGTTAAAGACGCTGCTGGAGACGAACCAAGATCATTTGGTTGGTATCGAGACAATGTGAAAACTCTTTTTAAGATAAGTGATTTATATGCTGATCTGGTACAACAGGAAGAGACGCTGAATCCTGTACCAGGACAGTTATACATGTTTGAATATAAGGCAGTCTACGCAGCAAGATTAAATTTCTATGATAGATTTCCTCTTGTGTATATCACAGGTACTGGAGATCCTTTTAGAGGTATCAATCTACACTATCTCGCATTGAGACCCAGATTGAACCTAGTATTAAACCTAGAAAATGGTGTTCTTGCAGGTGTTCCCAAGAGAGCATATCATAACTATCTACTCAAGGGGTTGGAAACTCCCTTGTACCTGATAAATAGTGATGATTACAGAACTGCTGCCTTCCTACCTGTGGAGGACTTCGGCGGTACGAGTAAAACAGCAGTCTGGAACGGAGCAAAACAACAATGACCGTAGAGAGAGTATCAAATCTAAACGTTTTATCAAATTATAATGAGTTCAAAGCGAACGTCAGTAAGTTTGGCTATAGTATGGCCAACTTATATGATATTCAATTTGATGTATATCAATCTAGTGCATTGTACACAGAACTTGCCTCAGACTTTGATTTGGCAACAGATGAGGGTAGTGCAACTCTAAAGGATATCGCACAGTTGATGAGATTATATACGACTGAGTGTACTATGCCTGGTGTCACTATGTCTGATAGTGAATATCGAATCACCAACACACCTCAGTTAAAATATGCCTATGGTGCAGTCTTTAATGAGTTTAGTGTTACATTTCTGATGGATGCAAACTCGAACATCAGGAAGTTGTTTGATAAGTGGACAAACGTCATTTATCCATATTCAGCATTCCAAGGTGCTGGTGATGGTGTTTTAAGAACTAGATATAAAGATGAGTACATTGCTGATATCACTGTAGTTAAATATGAAAGAGCAACTTCTTCTATAAGGAATAGATCTTTTGCTAATAACATCCCAGGTAGAAGAATTATTCCAAATGGTGAGAGTGATGCAACTACTGGTTTTAAAGATAACGTTGCAGTTCATGCCGTAAGGATGAAAAATGCATTTCCAAAATCTATTGACTCAATGAGTCTTTCTTCTGATGCTGGTCAGATGACTCAGTTCTCTGTTTCATTTGAGTATGAGTCATTACAGACTAGTACTCCTACCAGATCTGCCCTCAGATAAACCTTATAAATATTTTCAGATTATATTATTTGTTGTAATGCCTTTACCAAAGCTAAACGCTCCAACATATGAGTTGGCACTTCCTTCCACAGGAAAAAAGATTAGATACCGTCCTTTCCTAGTTAAAGAAGAAAAGATTCTTCTGGTTGCTATGGAATCTGAGGATGAAAAACAAATGCAAGGAGCTGTAAAACAGATCCTAAAAAACTGCATTCTATCTAGAGGAGTTAAAGTAGATGATTTGTCAGTCTTTGACATTGAATATCTATTCCTCAATATCCGTGGTAAGTCTGTTGGTGAAGAAGTTAAGTTGAATCTCATCTGTCCAGATGACAACGAAACTCAAGTCGAAGTGACTATTGATATCGAAGACATTCAAGTTCAAAAACCTGAAGGTCATGATCGTGTTGTGAAACTAACTGAGGAAGTTGCTCTGGTGATGAAGTATCCAAGTATGGAAACTTTCGTCAAGAATAACATCACAGGTGATGGTAATAATGTAGATAGTATCTTTGATCTTACAATTGGATGTATTGATCAAGTTGTAGAAGGTGAGGATGTATACGAATCTAGTAGTTTTTCCAAGAAAGAACTATTAGAATTCATGGATACCATGGATAGTAGTCAATTCCAGTCGGTTCAGAATTTCTTTGAAACGATGCCTAAACTATCTCACACTGTTGAAATCACTAACCCCAAGACTGGTGTAAAGAGTGATGTTGTTATTGAGGGTCTACAGAGTTTTTTCGATTAGTTCTAGCTCACGAGTCCCTTGAAAACTATTACAGAACCAATTTTGTAATGGTCCAACATCACAAGTGGGACCTAGAACAATTAGAAAATATGATGCCTTGGGAAAGAGAAATTTACGTTCAAATGCTTGTCGATTATATCGAAGAAGAAAATGAACGAATTAAAAGTCAACAAAGATAACTAATGGCACTACCAGCAATTGCAGGAGCATTCACAAAAGGTCTACTAGGTGCAGGAGCACGTGGGGCGGCGACTGGTGGTGCAAGAGCTATGGCTGGTCAAGCAGCAAAAGGTGCTGCAAAACAAGGATTCAAGAAGTTTACCCAAAGAATGACGGGCAAAACTTCTGCTGCTTATCAAGCAAGAGTTTCTGGTGTAGATGCAAAGACAGGAGAATATTTAACACCAGAAGAAAGAAAGGCAAGATTCAAAGGATTTGCAACTGCAACTAAACCAGGATCTCAAAAGTTATTATCTGGTGGACCAACACAGACTGTAACTGCGTTACCACCCGCTGGTGGTGTTGGTGCTGATAGTACTTCTGATATTCAAACTAAGACGGTAAATCATCTGGAGAAAATCCAGATGTATTTGGAGAAGTTGTTAGGTATTGAAGAAAGTGCTTTAGCAAGACTCCAAGATAGAATTCTGGATACTGCTAAAGAAGATCAAAGAGATGCCGCTGCTTCAGAAGAAGCAGGGATGGAAGCTAAAAAAGATAAACCAAAGAAAACAAACCCCATTGTTCAGGGGATGAAGAAAAAGGCCCAAGGTATTTTTGGTCTATTGATGGACCTTGGGATGAAGTTTGTTGGATTTAAAATTCTTGATTGGCTTAGTAAACCAGAGAACGAAGAAAAGGTTCAAAAGATTGTTGCGTTCTTCCAAGGAGTTGTTGGTTTCATCACAACTGTTGGTGGATTCTTAGGTGATGCATTTAATTTCTCTGTAGATGTTATCACACAGGGTATTGAAGGTATTAAGTTTATGGCCGGAAAGGTCAAAGACTTCTTCTCCTTTGAATGGTTAGACATTGACGCTCTCCTTGAACCATTACAACCAGTAATGGAATTTTTCACAACAACAATTCCAGAAGCATTTGGTGGATTTATTGATGGATTGGCGAATGTTGTTGATGCAATGGACAAACTACCAGAACAATTCTCTGGAATTGTAGAGAAGATTGCTAGTGGTTTCTTGGGATTCCTAGGACTGGGACCAACTGACACACAAGATTTTGAACCACCAGCAGAAAATACACCAGTACCAGACAATGGGTTTTTAAATAATGACCCAGAACCTAAACCAACCCAACCAAAGGAAGATAAG